ATCACAAATGTTCGAACATCTCGTTCGTGGTTATTTCCATGTAATAAATGGTTATCGTTGTTCGAACCGGGCGATGGATCATTAGCGATTGAATTGTATCCGGACGCATTGTACATTGCGCCTACTAAACACCTTGCGATTGACCTTAACAACCGTCAGGTTAGGTGCTACACACCGCACACCGCTCTGAGCGAGGTTCGCAAATTCAACACAATCGTTATTGACGAAATTTCACAATTTCATATCGAGTACCTCATGCTCATTCACTCCATCAACCCATCTGCCGATATTTTCGTCCTTGGCGACAAGTACCAAACACCTCCTTTCGCTGACGATAAAACGCGTACTAGGACTGTTTTCGACTTTGGTGTTCAGAACAACATTTTCACCTCACACACCATCCCCCAGGATGTGTGCGGCGCGCTCAACAAGCGGTACCAGCTCGACATACTCACCGACTGCAAAATCGTAGACTCCATCTTGCGTTTCACGGGCAACATTAAAGAACTTATTAAATTGCCCATGATCGTCTACAACGACGTCACACGCGAGAAGTATGAGAAAATGGGTTTCGCCGTTTCCACCATAACCACGTATCAGGGTAGTCGTGCACCTGCCGTCATCTTTGTCATCGACGATCAAGCTGTTCAAACGCAGTTAATCAATCAAACGCAGTGGGTTTACACCGCGATGACTAGACACACCAATAAGTTGGTATTGTACGGAAATACTGAATATATAGAAAAATACTTCAACATTCGCGGAACCAACATTACTACCTACGAAGAGATCAGCAATTTGATGGTCTACAATGACGCCGTGCAATCTGACATGCTCGAAACGAGCGATGTCAACATCACCAAGCAAGCGGACGCAGGGATCGCAAGTGACACGCACAACCTCGATGCCGCCTTACACGACATCAAAGAACTTGTCAAAAATGTTAATGAAGCCAGCGCCGTTAACGCCTACACATCTGACCCAGTTCTCCCGAAACCTCACGACGGTGTTGTCAAAACGCACATCGAGAACTTACTCACCAAACAAACCCCTGTCACTGGTAAACGACTGGTTCGTGATCTCTGCATCGTGCGCCAGCAAGTTAGCAACGACACGCGTGAATCTTTTTACACCATGGTCAAGCGTTACGGCAAGAAGCACAAGCGCCTCGGCCTACGCGACGAGTCTCTAAACACTAACCAACTGGAGAGAGGCCTTATTCGTGCAATCACTGGGCGCAACCGCAACTACAACATCTTCAAGTTTCGGAAAGACATGCAGTGCACACACGACGAGTTGAGTCGAGAGTACCGTGCATACCTCGAGCGGTTGAACAAGAAAGTGCAGGAAGGTAAGATGGGTGTCGTGCACCAAGAGTTGTCGGGTGAGTTTAACGAGTACAATGAAGTCCTCAACTTTATTAACAAACGACAAGCTAAATATGTTGCTGCTGAGGCGTTTGACGGTGAGACCAAAGCTGGGCAGGGTGTCGCATCCATGTCTAAACGCGTCAACTTATTATTCAGCGCCTATGCATGTCTCATGCTCGACAAGATTCGCAACATCGCCATCCGCAACGGTTGCAGACTGATCCTCGCCACACATGGCTCCGACGAAAAAATATCCGAAGTTTACGCTGCATACCGCAACGCCGATGCAAATGACAACAAGAAATGGGCCTGTAATGACGTATCCGAGTGGGATGCGTCCTTCCAGTCCTTTATGATCAAACTCACCTCACGACTCCTCACCTACATGGGTTGCCCAACATTTGCCATAGAATGGTTCGAAACATATCGATCAGAGTGGAAAATGATATATCACGCAAAAATTGGCAACACCACGCTGCTTGGTCACCATAAACAGTTTAGCGGTAGTCCATTCACAATCGCCGAGAACACCGTTATGAACGTCGCGCTTATGCATGCTCTGTTTGAGTTTAAGAATGCTACCCTAATGTTATTCAAGGGGGATGATAGTGCTATACTTTGCGACGACTGCACGCTTACTGTTGAGGGGGCGCGAATGCTAGAACTTACTGGACACAAGCTCAAGCTGCATATCGACGACATCGGGGAATTTGCCGGGTTTCTTCTATTACGCACAGGTATGTTCCCTGATGTGCCACGTAAATTCGCCAAATTCGTCGGGAAGATTTACAAAGATGAAGAACATTTCCAGGAAAGCGTGATGTCAGTGCGTGATAGTATGGCCGTCGTTAAAAATCAAAGACAATTCGAAGAAGGGCTCGTTGCGAACGAACTCTTTTATCACCACCGAATCCGTGCGGAGCAAGTGCGCAACATGGCGACGTTTCTACTTAAAAGCAGACAACTTGAGTTTAACGACTTAACAGGCGTCAAACTTGACGTCCTCTCTGCTGATGCTGCTCACATCGTCGGCACGTGCGTTGAGGCTAACAAGCCTCGCGCATGAAACAACACTTTAAAAATACATACATAATGGGTGATACTCCTACCTACACACCCTATAAATAAATTTTACGCACATGTCCAACCGACCTACATTCACCACCATTAAACAACAACTCGATCGCGTCTTAAGACCAAAAGATGCCGAACCCGACTTCTACTACGACAAATACGGCCGCAAAAGGCTCGCGGCGACGAAAGGTCAAACAAGCGGTGCAAATCATCTGCACAAAATGCGGCAGCGCTTTCGGGTCGAGACAGTTCACCCATCTCTGTCCGAAGTGTCGACCCGGGAAGAAACCGACAACTGTGCAGACCGCCGTTTACCGCCCATCCAAGATACCAAGACCAATCCGGCAACCGGCGAACCCTGCAACCACCCCGGCGAGTGTTGCGAAAGTGACTCGAGCGATAGCGAATACTGCGTTATCGCCAGTGTCAAAGCTCACCAACCGAGTGTCTCGATCGAGCGGGATGATGAAACCCGGTGCCGGCCCACGCACCGCCGCATGCCGTCTCATGTTGCAAATGCTCGATCCAGCTGGAGCTCTCGGCCAAAAGGCAGTCAGACTCAACGTCGATGAAGTCCAAGCGCCAAAGTACCCGATCCAGATCGACAACAACTTCACCGTTACTGGTAACGGTGAATTTAAGATCATGTTGTCCTCATCACCGCTGATCAACGCTGTGATATTTTCACCGAATGCGATTACCATCAACGGTGCTCGATCCATTACCGTTGCAACACCGGATGACTTCTTCTACACTTACGTGCTCAGCAACAAGATCGGTTACTTGGCTGTCGAAG